TTGGAGCAGCGGCAGGCAATGCGCGAGGCGAATTATCGGGAAATGGTTGCCGCTCGCCTTCCTTGTCTAAATAGTAATAACTCAATCGGCAGCCTTAAGGTATCGCCGATTGTCCCCCCTCGCGTTGTAGCGAGGAGTGAAGAAAAACAAAAAGAATTTAACGAATTTTCCACCAGTCATCGCAAGAGTGCCTACGCGCTGGAACAGAACGTAAGAGGTTTTATTGAACACTTCGGCATTGAGCATGTCGGCTTTTTAACCCTTACCTTTGCCGATCACGTAACCGACCCAAAAGAGGCGCAGAGAAGGTTCAACAGCCTGCGCACTAACTACCTGAAGAAGTACTATTCGAATTACATCCGCGTTATTGAGCGCACCAAATCGGGGCGCATCCACTATCACCTGATTGTTGCGTGCAGGGAGGATATACGGCGCGGCTTGAACTTTAAGCAAATCGCCGCGCGAAATTACAAGAGTGCAAACATCAATATCCGCCGCCATTGGGAAAGCCTGCGCGAGAACCTGCCCAAGTACGGCTTCGGGCGTGCCGAACTGCTGCCGGTGAAGACAAACAGCAAAGGCCTAGCCCGATATGTCGCAAAGTACATCGGTAAACACATCAATTCCCGCATAGCGGAAGACAAAGGGGTACGACTTTGTCAGACCAGCTTAGACAAAAGCGGCGCATGGAAAAGGGCAACCAGCAATTTTCAGTTTTTGAGCAAAGGCTCGGAGGCTTGGCGAAAAAAGCTAAAGGCTTGGGCTGACAAACTGGATGAATACCTACGCATTAAATTGACAGACAGACCAAGCGCGACAAGACCATATACACCGATAAATCAAAACAACTACAACGAGATAATTAAGCAATATCTAGGCAGCAAATGGGCGTTTTCAAACAGAGACCAAATTTTTAACATGAATGTATGAAAGGCAAATCATGAGCGAGGTAAAGAATGAACAACTAAACCAAGGCTTCCACATCGTGGGAGAGTTTGACCGCGTGCGGGCGGTCGAAATCCGCAAGAAAGACGGAACGTCTTTTGTCAAACATGAAGTACACCTGCTTGTTAGGGGGAAGAACCTGACGGCAACTTATCCCATCAGTATCAAGCACCCCGAAAAATGGCAGAACAAGCGGCGCGGCGAGGTGGTCGAGGCCGAAATCTATTTATCGGCGCGAGCCTACAACGGCCAAGCCTATGTGAGCTATTACGCAATCGAAGATTAACGGGCGGCGACAGCCTTTGAAGTCGTAAATTAACCAATGGAGTAAATCATGAACATTAAACAAAAACTGGCCTTGTTGGCCGTAACCGCAGGTACAACCTCCGCAGCATTCGCGGGCAAAGTGGCCGAAGCCATCACAGGCAACGAAGCCGTGACAGGTGCAAGTGCCGACCTGTACACCATCGGCGGTGTAGTCGTCGGCATCGTTGTCGTCGGCGTAGTGTTCCGCGCAGGCCTGAAGCTCTTCAGCAAAGCGGGCTAATCATGGGCGGCACTACAGGCTATAGGGTAGGCGGCCAGTGCTTCACAAGCGCGGAAGCAGCAACCGATTACCTGATGAGTCAAGTCGTGCCGACCATAGACCAAAGCGGCGCCCTGCAACACCCAGTGAAGCAGGGTGCCGTTTGGCATTATGGCGGCCAGAAAGTAGCCCTGACGTTGCCCGCGTGCAATCCGTCGGAGGATTTCGAAGACGGGTTGACGGTCGGCATTGAGGTTGTTGCGTTGATGTTTATCGCCTTCGTCATCAGGCAGGCAGCCGGACTGTTCCGACTGGCGGGCGGGACGAGGGACGGAGAGGACGAATGATGAAAGGATTGAATGTTGAATCAGGAATTTTTAAGCGGCTTGCTGATGTGCTTGCCGTTTGTGTATCTGCTCTGGCATTGAGCGGGCAGGCGATGGCTGATGTGGCTGCGCCTCCGCCTAGTAATGGTCAGGTTATTTCAAACATGCCCACAGGGGGGAATGCTAGATATAACCTTAATTTCCCAGACGGTACATTCTATGATGCTGACCGTGGTCAGATAAGAGTACCTAGCCGTCCACAATTCAACGGCTCTTCCCGCACATCGGGCGGCCATGTCGGTAATAAAAACCTTAATGTCAGCTTTCAGGATAACTTCGGCAACTCCGCGGGCGGCCAAATCCACACCCAAACCCGCACCCCCGGTTCTTCCACGCTCTCCAAGGCTGCGGGGGCATACGCGGCAGGTTCGATTGCCGGTAGCGTTTTAGGTTCGTCCAACGCCCAAAAGGCCGCCGGCTATCTCGGCGAAGGCCGTTACGGTGATGCGGCGGTCCACGCTGCGGCCGCATTTGATGTGTTTAATATCGGCGGCGGAGCTCGGTCATTGTGGGATGCGTTTTGGGCATCGCACGACGGGCGCGATATTCAAAAAGAGGTAAGGGAGGCGGCTGCAAAGAAAGCCCGTGATGCTGCGGCGGCGGCTGAAGCGGCAGAGGCGGCAAGGCGTGAGGCTTACGACAATATAGACAGAACGAAATGGGTTTCCGTTATCAAGTTCCGCGATACCGGGGAGATCCTTTATGTGCCGATGAAAGAGGGAAGACTACTTGGGGCCCAGGGTAATTTTACTGCCGGCGAAGCCGTCCCGCTCGGAGCTTATACCCTTGACGAGAAGGGCGGTTTGGTTTTTGAAGGTGCTTCGGAGGATATGTTTGTTCTCCCGCCGCCGACGGGCGGAAGCTACGGTGAGAGATATTATTATCAGACGTCCTCTTTGATGGGTGATCAAATTACGCCCGAGATCCGCGAGAAGATGCGTAATCAGAATAAGCCCAATCTTGATGTGCGGGATTTACTGCTCAATCAGCAGGAGATAGAGGCCATTTTAAATAAAAAGCTGGATGCCCTGCTCAACAGCCAGCAGGCAAACGCTGACGCCATCACCGCATTGCTTAACGCCATGTGGGGCAGCGGCCTAATCAATACGGGCAATACCCAAACAAACGTTACGGGCGGTGATGCGGCAAACACATTTACGACCGCGCCGTACACGCCCGCAGACGGCCAGCAGGCACAGCAGACCCAATTTATCGTAAACAACAACGGCAACGTCATCACAAATATTGTATCCCGTCCCGACTTGGCACCCCATTCGTCCCAAGCACCTACTAGGCAGCCTATCGGCGGCCAAAGTCAGACAAACACCCAAAGCCCGAACAATCCCGGCACTGCGCAGCCTGCGCCAAACCCCGGGCAGATTGACAGTCAAAAGCCCGATATCTGTAAATCCAACCCGAACAATATAGCCTGTGCCGACTTGGGCAATGCCGATTACACAGACCCGGAGTTGCCGCAGGAAACCCGTAATTTAAGTTTTAACCCCGCCGATATATTTGCCAGCAACGGCATGTGTCCGCAGCCTAAGAATGTGCGGGTATTTAATACCTCGGTTGAGATTAGTTATAAGCCGTTATGCGACATTGCGGCGGGCATCCGCGCGATAGTAATACTCGCGGGCGTAATGGCGGCCTTATACATGGTTTGGGGGGAGGTGCAAAATGGCTAATAGTACTTTAGGGATGCTGATTACCTCGGCACTGATGAGCACGGCGGGCAAACTTTTAACCTCGCTGGGCATAGGCGCGATAACTTATGCGGGGCTTGATTACGTGCAACGCCGATTCATGGCGGCAGCCCTTGACGCATGGGGTGGGTTGCCTGCCGATGCGGTGCAGTTGATGTTGATTGCAGGCGTAGGCGTCGCCCTGAACTGGGTATTTGGTGCAATTTCGTTTGTCGTTACTTATCGGAGTACGACCAAGTTAGGGCTGTTGATGAGGAAAGGATAATAATGCTCTCATTAATCACAGGTGTGCCGGGAAGCGGCAAGACGTTGTGGCTGGTAAACCAACTGATGACAAACAAGTATTTGAAAGACCGCCCGCTATATGTGTGCGGTATCCCCGAATTAAAAATACCGCATGAGCCGATAACGGCGGAGCAGGTGCACGACTGGCCGAACTGGGCACCCACCGGCGCAATAATTGTGGTGGACGAATGCCAAAAGGTATTCCGACCTCGCAGGAGCGGCGCAGACGTGCCCGCATATGTGGCCGAACTAGAAACACACCGCCATAGGGGGCTTGACTTTTACCTTTTAACCCAAAATCCCCGCCTTATTGACAGCAACGTGCGCGATTTGGTCGGCGAGCACAGACACATAGGCAAGACGCTTCTAGGATTCCGCCGCATGCTGTACTGGAACTCGGGCGGCGCAAAGAATCCCGCTGCGCGAAGGGATATAGCGGAGGCCGTAGCCAGCCCCTATGTGCTGCCGAAGGCCGCAATGGGTATGTACAAAAGCGCGGAGGAACATACCAAGCTGGGCGGGAAGGTCTCCCGCATGGTTTATATCCTGCCGTTGGCGGTGATGATTACGGCTGGCCTGTTTGTACACCTGAAGGGCAGGTATCAGGAGCTGACACAAGAGCAGGCCGCAGCCCCCGCCGCAGTGGCGGCGGGACAGCCGCCCCAAGCGGACGAGCGTGCAGCGTTAGCGATAAGCGAGGAGGCGGCGGGCGGCGGCAGATACCCTACGCAGGCGGAGGAGAGGCCGATTCCGAAGCTGTCAGCCGACAACTACAAGCCCGTGCAGGACGGCAAGCCGTGGACAGCCCCCGTCTACGCACCGCTCAACGAGCAGATAGTAACCATGCCCTTCCCCGTAGCGTGCGTGAGGAACTCGCAGCGTTGTACATGCTACACAGACCAAGGCACACCCATTCGGGGCATGGATAAAGGCCTGTGCCTTGACTTCGTTCAGAACGGGATATATAACCCGTACAAGGCCAAAGCAAACGCGGGCGGAACGGCTGCCACGCCGCCGCCTGCTGTGCCGCAGGCCGAAACGCCGCAGGTGCTGGCACTTGACGGCAGGGATAAATATGGGGATGTGCCGAAGTTCGGAGATGCCCCGTCGGCGCAGTGAGGTTGTGATGTTCAAGTATGAGAGTACAGAGAACTATGATTATGTAGGAGATGCTTTATGGTTTTCGGGATTCTTCAATTACATCGTGTTTTCCGCAGTATCGGCCACGATAGACGATAGCCGCCCGCAGGAAGACAAGCCGTGCTACTTGGCCGTGATGGCGCACCGCTCGCAGATGCAGGCGATATTGGATAATGCACATTTATTCGACCCCGCATTTGTGAACGCGGTTTCCGCTCTCGTGCAAAAGTATGATGATTTGGAAATTGTTTTTGACTGACCCATCACACACGGCGAACCTGTCAAGCGGAAGGTTTGTAAGGCTTTGTAAAGGCGCAGCCTTTATGAAGGCTTACGAATACCGCTTGACAGCTAACGGCACAAACACGCTCACAGCAGCACCTGCGGCCATACCTGGCCGCCGGGGCTGCCTCACGGCGAGTGCGGGGTGTGGGGCAGAGCCCCGCAGAAGGTAAGACCCAAGCCCCAAGCAGGTTTAAGACAGCCCGCTTAGGGGTTGGGCCTAGCAAGCCCGACCGTATCGGCTGACTTCGAAGGTACGGCCAAAGCCTTAGAGCTTGGCGGAAAGACTGAAGCCCGGTAATACAACCAACTTGGACACTATCTAAGGCTTGCAAGCCTGTATATAAGGTTAAGACTATGCACTACCTAGGAATAGACGTATCAAAGCAAACGTTAGACTGCTGCCACATGACTGGCGGCTTTTTTTATGCCCGCAAATATCGGAACGACGAAAGGGGGTACAAGGAACTCGCAGACTACCTGTCGGAGTATCCCAAGGACGAGGTAAGGATATGTTGCGAGGCAACGGGAAAGTATTACGAGGCGATGGCCGAATACCTGCACGGGTTGGGGTATCACATTGCGGTGGAGAACCCGCGCAAAATAAAGGGCTTCGGGGTTGCCGTATTGCAGCGCAGTAAGACTGACAAGCAGGATGCGGAACTAATAGCGCGCTACTGTAAGGCCGTAGACCCTAGGGCATGGCAGCCGCTGGCGGTGGAGCAGAAAGAATTGAGGGAGCTTGTCCGTTACATAGGACGTCTGAAGCGGCAGAGGGCGGCGGAAAAAGTGAAGTTGGCCGAATCGTCGGAAGCCGTCAGGAGCAGCATTCTGAATATCCTTGCCGTGATTGATTCGGAGATTCGCAACATGCGGCAGGCATTGCGGGAATTTTATAAGGAGCGGGAAGAACTGAAGGAAGAGAGCAGGCGGTTACAAACCATAAAAGGCGTCGGCGAGTATGCGGCGGCGGCAATACAAACCGTGCTGCACGATGGGCACGGATTCGAGACCGCCGCCCAATTTGTGGCGTATTTGGGGCTTGACCCGAAACAGCACCAGAGCGGGACGAGCGTTAGGGGTCGGTCGAGGATTTCGAAGGTCGGGAGTAGTGAAATGAGGGCGGCACTCTATATGCCTGCGGTCGTCGCATATAGCAGAGGCGAATTCCCCCGCCTCGTGCGTAATATGGCCGCCAACGGTAAGAGGCCGATGCAGATTATTGCCGCAATTATGCGGAAATTGGCGGTCGTGGCCTTCGCGATAGTTAAGGACAAAACCATATTTGACCCTTCTAAACATGCCTGA